ACTCCTGTTGATTCTGTCTTAACCATTTCTGGTGCAACCACTTCTAATTCTTGTGCTATAACACCAAGTTGAACACCTTCTTTTTTAATAGCTTGATCTTTAGGTAAATCAGTTATTTCATCTTCTGTTCTATATTCAAAGTTTCTAATTTGTATCTTAGATATTTTTTCAATTCCTATATTGTTATCTACAATATTTTTCTTTAATCTAGCATCTGATGTTTGTGACCAAGTTGTAGAATTGTTACCTTGATATACTCCACCACCACCTACATAAATAAATCCAGTTGAATTTCCTTTACCAGCTACAGAAGAACCACCAGAACCAATAACCATTTCATTAGTAGCACCAGTAGAACTAGCATCAGCATTAACACCAATATAAATGCCACAAGAACCTGTAGTAAAACTTCCAGATGTAGCATTTCTTCCTATTGTTATATTATTTGAACCTGTTGTTAAAGAAGAACCAGCATTCACTCCAACAGCAACATTATCTGTTCCTGTAGTATTACTTTGCATAGAACCCTCTCCCATTGCTACATTATCACTAGCTGTAGTGTTAGCTATTAAAGAACCTTTACCAACTGCAGTATTTCTAGTACCTGTCGTATTAGCATAAAGTGAACAGAAACCAACTGCTGTGTTGTTTGACCCTGTGTTAGTTTGTAAAGCACTTCTTCCTAGTGCTGTATTTGAAGTACCAGTCACATTTGAGAATAATGATGCGTACCCTAAAGCTGTATTATCACTAGCAGTTGTATTATTTTCTAAAGCTAACGCACCAATGGCTACGTTTTGATTACCTGTTGTATTGTCTAACATAGCCTTATTACCTAGTGCTACGTTTTGAGTTCCTGTCGTATTAGCACAAAGTGAATTAAAACCTACTGCTGTATTATTAGATGCTGTAGTATTAGAATATAAAGCTTCTCTACCAACTGCAACATTATTAGAACCTGTTGTAGCTGTATTAAAAGCATTATGTCCAATAGCAACATTACAAACACCTGTTGTTACATTGCTCCACTTCCATAACCAACACCAACATTTTGACAACCTGATGTGTTATCAAAAAATGAAAAAGCACCTAAAGCTGTGTTTTGACAACCTGTCGTATTAGAACAAAGTGCTACATTACCTACTGCTGTGTTGTTTGAGGCTGTAGTATTTTCATACATAGCATTATGACCTATTGCTGTGTTATTATTTCCTGTTGTATTACGACACATAGCCTCTCCAACAGCAACATTACAATCTCCAGAAGTGTTTGTAGCTAGAGCATTTAATCCTAGACCTGTATTAAAACAACCGGTTGTATTTGAACCTAAAGAACCTTCTCCAAAAGCAGAGTTTCTTGAACCTGTAGTATTAGCATCTAAAGATAAAGCACCTACTGCTGTGTTTCTTTCACCTGTCGTATTAGCACAAAGTGAACAAGTACCTACTGCTGTGTTGTCGGATGCTGTGGTGTTAGACTTTAATGCACAGAAACCTATTGCTGTGTTACTAGTACCTGTAGTATTTACAAAAAGTGATTCATATCCTACTGCTACATTATCATGAGCTGTAGTATTAGATTCCATTGACCTATAACCTATAGCTGTATTACACCTTCCTGTAGAGTTATCTTGAAGTGCTTGATGACCAACTGCTGTATTGAAATAGCCTGTTGTAGTAGATTGTAGAGAACCAGCACCTACAGCTACATTTCTACAACCTGTTGTATTTGAAAGTAAAGATAAAGAACCTACTGCTGTATTACTAGCACCAGATAAACTCCCACTTGATAATGCTTGGTCACCTAAAGCTACATTATCTGTTCCTGTTGGATAATTACCGTCTAGTTTGATTGTGCCACCATCTACATCTAGGTTTCCTGTAATAGTAACGTTTGCAGAAGAGCTTAAAGTTGCTCCTGATGCAACAGTAATCGTATCCCCAGAATCACCAACAGTTAATGTTGTACCTGATTGTGGAATTATTTTATCTACTTCTACTTGACTCATTATAATATTACCAATGTTCCTGTTATCGTTTGTGTACCCGTAATCGTTACAGGTCCTGCTAGTACTCCAGAATCTAAAGTTTGATCTTCAGATAAAGTTGAATTATGTGTTACGACAAAAGTTGTTGCGTCCATGACTGGCGAAATAGTTTTCTTAGCTGGCAATGTACAGAAGACAGTTTTTCCACCTGCAGTAAAGTTCACTGCTGCATCGGAATTCGATGAAGATATAATTGTGTCTCTTGATAAAGTGTCAGTTCCTGCATCGGTAACCGTTCCTACTCCTACTTCCCATTCGTTTGTTCCGTCATGAGAAATTGCATAGTAAGTTGTATTACCATCGCCAACTCCAGCTACAAAAGTTTCAAAACCAGTTTCAGCACCGGCCAGTGAAAACGTTCCTGTCCCTGTAGTTGTACTTGTCTCCTTAACTCTATCGTTAATTACTAAAGCCATTCACTACTCCAAATTTTATTACGCGTCGCCAAGTCTAATAATTGCATCAGAAGAAGTTGCAGCTGGGAACTGAATAACGAAATCTCCGTTAGTTGCAGTTTTTGATCCGCCGAAATCTAAAACTAATACAGCTTCATTAGAACTATCTTTATAAATCAGAGCGCCTACTGCTGTTAAAGTTACAGAACTAAAAGTTAAGTCTGCAAAGTCAACATAGCCAACATTACTTGCTACTGCTACACCATTGTTAGTTAAAGCGTTTCCACCTGCTGTATAGTTTGTACCAGATGAAGAAACTTCATTAGTAGTTGTATAAGCAGTTGTAGAAGTACTGAAACCAGCTAATGATGTGTAAAGTGCTAATTTGAAACTTGATCCGCCAGAATCAAAATCAAACACACCACCAAGTAGGTCTGTTTTAAAAGAGTCAGGTACTATATTTGCCATTTATTTGTCTCCTTAATTATTTTAGGGTGATGGTGATTTAAGAGGAGTACGAATAACACCATCTTGATATTCGTCTCGGCGTCTACGACCTTGTTGTTCGATCGCGTACGATTGTAAAGCTCTTTTAAAAGATCCTTCGTAGTATTGTAACATATCTGCAGGACCTTTCAAGTAACCATATGCTTCTACCAGACATGCATACAAAAGTAAATCTTGATATTTATTTGATGTATAAGTACCATTAGTACTTGGTGGAGAAGCTCCAGTTGTTGTTGTAATACTATCTGGTTGTTTTGTATACGCTAAAGTGATTAAATTAGTGCTATTTGGTGTAGGTGCTACTACCCAATAATTAGCATCCCAGTTAGCATAATACTTAGGTATACCTGAAGCCGTTCCAGGTGTGTCATAAAAAGTTGCCATATATGAAGTATCTTTTTTTTCTAAAAAAGTTTGATTACCAGAAGAAGCTGTTAATTGAACATATCGAATAAATCTTAGATCAGATGGTATGGTTACATATCTACTTCCAGCTGCTAAGTTAGAGGTTGCATAAAATCTATTATCATCAGAATCCGCTTCTCTATAAATCCTATTTTCAGCGTTTTTAATTATAGTATCTAAAATAGTATTTGATAACACAGAGTCATCTACTTCTGTATAGTTTCTAATATCATCTTGTAGATTTGCTAAAGTATAAGCCATTACTCTGATCCCCCATGTTTTCTACGTATCTTTTCTTGTTTGTCTGTTCTTACTTCTTCATAAAGTGCAAGATGCGGGTCCTGTTTTTCAGATGTAAATATATTTTTAATCCAATTAATTAATTTTTTAATCATGGTGATATAGTTATGGGTCCTACTGAACAGCCATAACCTCCTCCTTTTATATTACCACTTGTAGCAGTATTTGTGTCAACTGTAAAAAAGAAAAAATTAGTTGCTAAATAATCACTTGATGCATCTCGCGCACCATTTTTATATTTTCCAGTTCTTATTATGTATCCAGCTGCTTTTGCAATATTAGATCCTGATATACCATCAAAACTTTCAGGGTCAGCATAAACAAAACCACTTCCTGCAGAAGTAGTTGGTGGTCCTCTAAATCTATATACAGTATTATCTGTTAAACCATGACCAGGTGAAAATACATTTATAATTCCAGATCCTGCTTCATATGTTTCAAAACCATTATCTATTATTCTTACCGTTGTAGCAGGTTCTGTTCTATCAGGTCTAACTTGTAGTAATGCGATACCATCTCCTCCCACAGGTTTAGGTTCTAATTGTGGTTGTTTAGGTTCGTATTCTGTGTAATGCACAAAAGAACCATTCCATTCTCTAACCATTTCTCTGTATGGAAATTCAAGTCCTGATCGATCAGAAATTGCTTTTGAATGTTTTCCTGTTGCGTATTTAGACATTAGGTTCCTGGGTAATAAGCTTTAGGTGTAATAAATGTACTTGAAGCTGAACCATCTTCTTGTAATGCTCTTTGAAATTCATCTTCATAAAGTAATTTTAAATTTTGAGTTAGTTGTGGAGCATACTTCATAGATAAATAATAAGATAAACCTGAAACCATACATGGTACAAATCTAAAAGGTAAATCAGTTGCATTTGTATAAGCACCAATGTCTTGTATTCTTTTTATGTAATAAAAATGCATGTCTTTAGATGCATTACTTGAATCTGGAGTAGGATAAACATTAATACTAACATGATCAATAAATCTTTGCACCCAATATTGATTTGGTGTGCCTTCTGATAATTTATTTGAAAATGCAGCGTAAGTTGATCTATCTACTTTAGTCATTGGACTATCAGATTGATCTGTTTGAGTTCTATTGGATCTTAATTGTGCTTCAAGGACATCGGACATTCCATAAATACCATTTGGATTTGATACAGCACTTGTGCCATCCGCAGCTGATCTAAAAAATTTATATTCAGCTTGTCCTTGTATTAAATCAAGATCAAGTTCGTCTATTTCCCAATAGTGAATACCTCTATTACCCCATTCTTGAAGCATTATGTTTAATGATCTTCTTGAAGTTTTTAATTGATATCCTGAAACTTGTTGAATACCTATTCGTTCAAAAGCCTCTTCTACTATTTCATCAATAGAAAAAGTTTTGTCGAACGTTGTAGTTCCCGAAGTAGTATTAGCCATTTAAACTCCTAGCCAGTGTAGCCGATAGTAACTGAAGTAGTGTTAGTTAAATCTAAATATATTCCAGTTCTACATCTGATACCGCTTCCTGGAACATAAATATCTAATCCTTCAGTTCCGCAATTACCTTCGAATACTAAAGCACCTGTATTATCTGTTCCATCATATAGTTTGATATTGCTATTAGCTACACCTTCAACTTGAATATAAGTTATTCTAGCTGGTCCAATAAAATTAGATGATGCGTCTGTTGCTCTACCAAATCTACCGTCAGAAGTTCTTGTGGAAAACTGTTGGTCTGATGATGCCATATTTTTTCTCCTTAAAATTTTATGTGGGGCCAAAGCCCCACACTAATTATTTATTACGCTTCTTTAGCAAATACACCTTGAGCATCAACAACTGTCCAATGTGCTGTTGAGTTCAAAGATGCTATTACTACAAAGTCACCAACTTTTGATGTAGCTTTTGTATTAATAAGATCTTTATCATCTGTTAAAGATCCAGCGTACAAAATACCATCATTAGCATTTGGACTAATAGTTAATGTATTAGTTCCATCAGAAGCTGTGTTTACGAAAGTGTAAACTCTTCCAATTGAGATTGCAGGTAAAGTAAATACCACACCATCAGTTGCTGATGTAAAAGTTTTACCAGAATCTGCTGCCGTAACTGTGTAGTTAGACGATTTGTTTTCTAGATTGAATCCAGTTAAACCTGCTTCGTTAAATTTACCTTGCAGAACTGGTCCTCTAAATAGTGTTTGAGCCATGATTATTCTCCTAGTTAAATTCTACATAGTCTCTAGGCCGTCGACTATACTGCGTCTATGCAGAATATTAATTTATGTATAGTG